ACAATTTATTATACGATTTTACATATCCTGTTTATAGTATTTTTATTGTATTTACGTTGGCTATATTCTTTAGATTTATACATGAATATAAAGGTAAAATGTTAATTAAAAAACAGTTCGAACATTACCTAGCTCCTGAAATAGTTAAGAAGCTACAAAAGAACCCTAATATGTTAAAACTTGGAGGTGATACCCAAGACTTAACAATACTATTTTCAGATATAAGAGGATTTACTACAATTAGTGAACAGTTTAAAGATAACCCTCAAGGTTTAACTTATCTAATCAATCGATACCTAACACCAATGACTCGTATCGTAATGGAATCAGGTGGTACAATAGACAAATATATTGGAGATGCTTTAATGGCATTTTGGAATGCACCTTTACCTGAAGATCAAATAACTCACCGTATTAAAGCAATTGAAGTTGCAATAAAAATGCAATTAGAATTAACTAACCTTAATATACAGTTAATTGAAGAGGGTAAGAAACCATTAGCAATCGGTATCGGTATTAACACAGGTAGAGTTGTTGTCGGTAATATGGGCTCAGATCAAAGATTCGATTACACGTGCTTAGGAGATGGAGTTAATTTAGCTGCGAGACTTGAAGGTCAAACTAAAGCATATGGTGTGGGTATTCTATTAGGTCAGGAAACTGTTAACCTTATACATAATAAGTTTAAATTTATAGAATTAGATAAAATTGCTGTTAAGGGTAAGAAAGAAGGTATAACAGTTTATACAGTATTAACTGACCAATTCAATTATATGCTACATGATACATTCTTAAAGCATTATAAAAATCGAGACTGGTTAAAAGCAGAAAATACTCTTAATAAATCAATAAAAGAAAATACAGAGTTAGAATATTATTATAATATGATGAAAGATCGGGTAGCAGATCTAAAGGATAATGATCCAGGAGAAGATTGGGATAAAGTTTATAGAGCTATCAGTAAGTAATTACTTCTTTTTATTACGTCTAAATTCTTGGTATAAGTCTTTAAAAATAACACATAGTATAAAACTACAAACGATAAGACCAAAAATTTCGAATATACCGGCCCCTGAACTTTCAGATATCAATACCATTACCTCTTACCTCCAGGTGTAAAGTAAAATCCGATTATCGCTCCCAAAGTGGCGATTGATACCAAAGCAATGTGCCCCGTTGTAATTGAGGTGGTAATGTCTGCTCCTGAGGGGAAAGTAACCAATCCCCAGATGAGCTTGATCGCTTCTTTGTTTTCTGGGGGTGTGAAGGTAACGAGCTCGACTCCTGGCCAGAGGGTGCAGAGGACCGAGATGACGAAAAAGTTACACATCCCGATAAGAGCAATGAGCCTACGAGTACCCCTGGTAAAAACAGATGTGTCTTTATCCATGTCACCGAAGACGGCTTTTTGAAATTCGAGATCAGCTTTTTGAAGCTGCATATCTCTAATAAGCTCTCTTTTATGTTTTGCTTCTTTAGCATCTGAAATACCAGCGAAGAGACCACCAACGATTTTGAGCATTGAACCCATACCCGTTGCACCGAGTGTTGTAAGTAACATTGTAATAAGACCAAACATGACATTTTATAAACTTCTATTAAATATTTAGGTGAAGTTTAACACTTTAGTAGAAAAAATATTATTAGAAGCTGATCCTAAGAAAGGAACCGGTAAAAAACCTAAAGGTTCTAGTAGAAGACTGTATACCGATGAAAATCCTAAAGATACAGTTAGTGTAAAATTTAGTACAGTAGCTGATGTAAGAGGTACTTTAAATAAAAGATCTTTTAAATCGAAATCTCATGCAAGACAATCTCAAATTATAAATTTAATACATCAAAGAGTTAGAGCCGCAGTAGGAAGAACCAAAGACCCTATAAAGAAAAAGAGTTTAAGAGCTGCTTTTAATTATATTAAAAATAAAAAAGAAGCAAGTAAGAAAAAAACCCAAAGAATGAAAGAAAATGATTAATAGAAAAAAATATCTAGCAATATCAAAAAATAATTTAAAACGAAGTCGGTCAATTTCAAAGTCTAGACCAGATAATTTTAAAACGAAAGATGAGTTAAATAAAGAAGTATCTATAGATAGTATCCGGGCCCAATATCAAAAATATAAATCTACGAAAATTTTCGGGTCCCTTACTAGTGAGACGATTGCTGCTTTCGATGGCGGTTTAACTAGTCTCATAAATCAAAATACTTTTATTAATATTGTTATTCAAAACTCCACTAGTGGTACCTCAATGGCAGGAGCTTTTGACAGTTTAGTAAGTCTACGAGGTGTTGAATTAAAGAGCCTGCTACTACCTTTTTATGGTAACAACGAATCGCTTTATAATTCAAATGTTACTGTGCGTACTATGCAAAGCCTGACTACCGGTAGCGGTACTCTTGCAAACCACGGTCCTAGTTCTCATTTAAATGGGATTACTGCTAAGAAAAATAGTATAGCAATAGGAGGGTTAGATATGGTAGATTCCTCAAAAAACGTTATTAATATGATGTTTCAAGATATCATGTCGAATAGTAGTTACGCACCTGGTGGGACCTTTCCTGACGATTTCGACGGGGCACCAGGTGATGACGGCTATTCCGGCTATGCCGGGTCGATAGGTTTTATGAAACAAGGTTTAGATTTTAAACCTAATAACAGAGCTGTATTTTTCCAAATCGGAGCCGGTACCGGAGATGGCAGCTATGTAGTCGGCAGTCTTGGTACCACTTGGAGGAACGCGTTAAAAACATTTGAAGCATCTTTAGTTGATACAGTTTATGAAAGTAAAACGGATTTTAATTATGATATCTTAAAAGGTCAACGCAAGGTTGACTTCGAAACAGCAAACTCGGGTGTAAATTATTATGCTAGTGTAATTATAGATGCCTTAAACAGAATAGCTCCTTCATAAATGATTAATTTTAGTACATATTTTGAAAATTACGCCGATAAAAAGGTAAAAGGAAAAAGCCGCCCGGGTAGAGTTAAAAAATCAGGGGCTAGTTGTAAAGGTTCGGTAACTGAACTAAGACGTAAAGCTAAAAAATCTGGTGGTGAAAAAGGTAAAATGTATCATTGGTGTGCAAATATGAAAGGCGGTAAAAAATAAATAGATGGAAGAATATAGTAAAAATAATTATTTTCACCCACACCTACCATTAAAAGATTTTGAAGGAAAAAATGAAATAATTATACAAGAATTAAAAGAGATAATAAAAATTATACCTCAACAAGATTATCCAACGGAAAAATTAGCTAAGATTGTTTATATAGCTTCAAGGGATATTAAAAAGGTAAAAGAAGTTAAAATTACAAGACAATATCCTATTATCATAATGGTTGATGAAAATGAAAAAGTGAAATATATATTAGACGGTAATAATAGAACACAGAAAGCTTTAAATTTAAAACTAAAAACTATTCCTGCTAAATTAATTAGATCTTCTAATTTTAATTCTAAACTTAAAAAAATTGTATTAAGTTATTTTGAACTCCAATCTTATAAAAGAATACAAAAATATGTTAAAAGAGGTAACAATAACTAATTAAATAACTTTATATGGAATATAACAAAATAGCAGATTTAATTTTAGAAGAAGTGGGTGGTATTAAAGCTATAAAGCTTCCATATGCTTTAGATGCTTTAGAGCCTAGTATAGATGCCGAAACAATGAACTTGCATTTTAACAAACACTATAAAGGTTATGTTAAAAAATTAAATGCAGCATTACCAGCTACTAATAAGCAAGATTTATTGTCAATAGTTAAAAAAGCTAAATCTAAAAAAGATGCAATTCGTAATAATGCAGGGGGCGCGTATAATCACCAGTTATTCTGGAATATGATGTCACCAGATAGAAAAACAATTTCTGGACCTATTAGAGAGTTAATTGAAAAACAATATAAGAGTTTTGATAATTTTAAAGCTATATTTGTTGAAGAAGCTTTAAGTCATTTCGGTTCAGGTTGGTTATGGTTAGTTAAAAAAGGTAATAAATTAGAATTAATACCTACCAACAACCAAGATAACCCTTTAATGTATTCAGACGTAACTATACTACTTGGTATAGATGTATGGGAGCATGCTTACTATAAAAAGTATGGTCCTAATAGAGAAAAGTATATTAAGCAATTTTTGAAGATAGTGAATTGGGATTATTGTAATCTTCAATTAATGCAATAATTTCATTCTTCATATAGTTAACCCTGATTGGGTAAAACTTATTAGTTTCTTTATCCTTATAGAATATAACACAACCGGTACACTTTTTGCCTGAACTCTTTTCATGTAAATAACCATATAAAGATAATTGTAACGCATATGTATTGAATTCACATACACTTAAATGATCCATCGGTTTAAGCATAAACTCATTATATTGAGAGAAGAAATTAAACGCTTTATTAGTCTTAAAATCACCAACCATGAAATGGGTTTTATTTTCGTAAATTAAATCTGCTGTACCAGCAATAAAATTATCTAAATCATGTAATTTTTCTTCACATAATAAAGTAGGAAACTTCTTAAAGATATGCTTCCACTTATTAAAAGAAGAATACAAAGATTCATGCTCTTCTTCTTCAACCCCTTCGGTCAAATAATCTTCCATGACCTTATGAATACTAGTACCGTAATCACAAGCTCTATTCTTTTCCGTCTCCCACATATCTAATACAAAGTCGACATCTAAACCTTCTCTATTAGCTACTCGAGTTGCATTTTCCATTTTATCAAATGGCTTCTTATACTTACCTATTAAAGTAGTTGCCGATATTAATTCTCTACCGGTTTTACTACACTTGTAAGTATGGGACTTTTCATCAAACGTAATCATACATTAATTATAGTATATAGACTTGATATATCAAATTTTTATTATAAAATAATATATATGAGAATTGCAATCTGTGGTACAGCAAATGTTGGTAAAAGTACGTTAATACAAGACTTCTTAAATGAGTGGGATATGTATGGGCGTGAAGTTAAGACATATAGAGACGTTCTAAATGAAAAAGGTTTACCTCATAGTAAACAAACTACTAAAAAATCACAAAAAGCTATTCTTGATTATATGGTTGAAACCTTAAAAGAGTTTAAGAAAGGTGATAAAGTTATTTTTGATAGATGTCCTTTAGATAATTTAGTTTACTCTATGTGGGCTATGAGTCAAGAAGGTAATGATATAGATGAAGACTTTATTGATGAGTGTATTCCAATTGTTAGAGAGGCTTTAACTAAATTAGATATTATCTTTTTTATACCAATGTCGAAATTTAATGAGATTAAAGTAGAAGATAACGGTGTTAGGGAAGTTGATGAAAAATACATTAAAGAAATTGATAGCTTTTTTAAAGTACTACAGAGACATTATCATGAAAATCCTCAGGATAATCCATTCTTTCCTAGAGACGATTCCCCAGCATTAATTGAAGTTTTCGGTAATAAGCAAGAACGTATGCAAATGATTAAATTATATATCGATGCAGAAGGTGATGTTATGGGAGGTGAAGGTGGTTCGGAAATATTTACCCCAGAAAATATAGAAATGATGGAAAAAATACTCTTATCTCAGGAACATACAAAGAAAGAGGAAGACGAGTTTAAAGAGCAGTTAGAAAAAATCAAGAAGCTTGATGATCTAACTAATAATTAAACAGTCGCGCCACGCTCTAATAAGAAATAATATGTCCTTTTCTGACCACCTGATGTAATCTGAATTGGTATCTTGTCAGTATCAATTACTGATAATGTAGTACTAGTTGTATTATTGGTTAATATATTAGGACCATCTTCTACCGGAGCAAAGAAGAAGGTATTATCAAAAACTGAACTTAAATAAGCAAGTTTAGTAGCACTAGAGCTAATTGTAGGGGCAAATGTAGTATTTTCTAAACCGATAACAAAATTTTCAAATTTTAATGTATTAGTTGCATTTGGTGTTTGAACTAATAACAAATCATCATTATTGATTTCAGTTACTACAGGTAATTGTTTAATACTTATTTCGGTTGACATATTAATTATTTATTATAAAATATATATAATGTCAAAGATAGGAATAGGTATTGTTACATGTAATAGGAATAATTTTTTAGATAAATGTTTAAAAAGTATTAATAAAGAATGGTATGATGAATTATTAATAGTAAATGATGGTAATGTACCTTTACAAAACGCTGGTTATAATATCATTAATAATAAAAAAAATATTGGTGTATGTAAAAGTAAAAATAAATTATTTAAACATTTATTGAAAACTGGATGCGATTATATTTTTATAGTTGAGGATGATATGATGTTTAAAGATAATGCTTTTAAAGCTTATATTGATGCTTATAAAAAAACAGGTATTCATCATATGATGTTTGGTTACCATGGACCAGCTAATAAAGGTAATATTAGTAAAGGTGAACCAAAACCACGAAAAATTATAGATTATGGTGATTTTAAATTAGCATTAAATCAACACTGCGTTGGTGCAGTTTGCTTTTATACAAAAGAGTGTTTAAAAAAGGTAGGCTTATTTGATGAAAATTTTGATAAAAATAATTTTGAACATGTCGAGCATTCTTATAGTTTAGCTAAGGCTGGTTACAGTACACCATATTGGTGGTGGTCTGATATTGCTAATAGTCTAGATTATATTGAAGAACAAGCTTGTAGTGAAGATAATTCTTCTATTAGAAGAGGTGATAATTGGCAACAAAAAATAATGGAAAGTGCTGAAATATTTAAAAATAAGCATGGTTATTTACCAGCTTGGCAAGGTTGTGTACCTGATTCCTCAGTGAGTGATATAGTTAACTTTTTAAAAAAATGCAAACAAAATATAAAGTAACAGTAAATTTAAAAGGCGGGTTAGGTAATCAACTATTTCAAATATTAGCTGGTTATAATTATGCAAAGGTACACGGTAAAGAATTTTTTATAGATTACAATAACAAATTCCATGCTAGTCAAGGTAATACACCAAGTACATATAAAAATAATTTATTTCAAAATATACCAGAAAATAAAATAGATAGTAGCTTTAATTTATATAATGAACCATCTTTCGAGTATAATGAAATACCATTTATGGATGGTAATGTAATATTAGAAGGTTATTTTCAATCTGATTATTATTTTGATAAAGAAGATTTAGATATTATTAGTTTTAGCTCTTTAAAATCTAAAATAGAACAAATTGATGATTTTATAGATGACGATACCGTTGGTATTCATGTTAGAGGCGGAGATTATAAAATATACTCAAAGCATAATATTATTAATCAGCAATATTATAAAGATAGTATCGGGTTATTTAAAAATAGTAAGCTTTATGCGGTTACCGATGACAAAAATTACGCTAACCAGTTATTGCCAGGTGAGGTTAAAATTATAGACGGTGGTAATGAAATAGGAGATTTTTTATTCTTAACAAGATGTAAAAATTTAATTATATCTAACAGTACCTTGTCATGGTTTGCATCATATTTTAACAAAAAGGATATAATTGTTGCCCCATCTAGATGGTTTAATGATAATACAAATACAGAAGGACTTTACAGGAAAGAATTTAAAATTATAACAGTATGACAGATTTAAAAGATATAGGTTTAATTATTCACTTTAGAAAAGATGTAGAAGATAGATTACGCAACTTAAAATGTGTGTTATCTTTTTATAGGACTTTTTCTGAAAATTTAGAAATAGTAATAGTAAATGATGATAAAGAACCGGATGCATCATTAAAAGAATTACATGAAAAATATGGTTGTAAAATCCTATTCATGAAAAACGACGGGTTATATCACAGGACATTAGCTTTTAATAAAGGTATGAGAAATTTAGAATCTAATTACCTAATCGCCGGTGATACTGATGTTTTTATCGACCCGTTATATCTACTTAAAGGTAAGGAAATGTTCGAAAAAGATGATAAGTTAGGCATTTTACACCCTTACAATGGAATGTTTGTTCACCTTAAGCAACATTTAATGGATAAGTTCACTAGTAAATATGAAATGAATTTATTAAATGATAAAATTCAAGAACTGAAACCCGTACCATATCATGAAACTGATAACTTTTTGGTAGCCCACCCCGGTAGTAAAGGTGGAATGGTTATGTATAATAAAGAACGATTTATTAAATTTAACGGTTATAATCAAAATTTTGTTGCTTGGGGATTTGAAGATGATGAAATTATTAATCGAGTTAAGAGATTAGGTTATACGTGGGATAGAGTTAAAGATCATAATGCTATAGCTTGGCATTTTCCTCACGAAAATACAATAAGAGAGAGACATAACATGTATCAAAATAATTACAATCATAGTGAGTTTGTAGGCAATTGCTCTGATAAAGAACTTAAAGAATATATAAAAACGTGGGAAGCGTAAATTTATGAAAAGTGGAATATCAATAGCAATACCAGCATTCGATAAGAATGGTGAAGGAGCAGAATTTATAAAATTCTCTTTAAAGCAATTAGAAAAACAAACATTTAAAAATTTTGAAGTTATTATTAGTGATGATAGTGATAATGATAATATTAAAAAAATGTTAGATGGTTATAATAGTATTTTAGATATAAAATATTTTAAAAGTGAAGATATACCTTTAGATGATCGACCATATAATAAAGGTTTATCACCTAATGCAAATAGAGTGTTAAATAGATGTCAGAAAAAAATTATACAAATTTTATTTCAAGATGATTTTGTACGTAATAAAAATACTCTTCAGACCATATATGATTTTTATAAAGAAAATAATTATGAATGGGCAGCAAGTTGCTTTTATGAAACCCGTGATGTTAAAACTGCTTCTAGAATTGTTACTCCGACATATACAGAAAGAATTTACCTAGGTGAAAATACAATGAGCGGACCTAGTATTATTTCTTTAAGAAATAGAGATGAAAAAATATTTTTTGATGAAAAATTAGTAATGTTAATGGATTGCGATTTCTATAAACAAATGGCTGATAAATTTGGATACCCCGGAATTATAAATTATCATGGTATTGTAATTAGACAACACCCCGGTCAGATTAGTAATAATGAAGGAGCGGACCCAGGTCTAATATCTAGAGAAATTCAGTATTGTAAATTGAAATTTAAAGGTTAAATAATCTTATGAATATTGTTATTACTGGAGCAGCTGGACTTCTTGGTTGTCATTTATCAAGACATTTATTATCAAAAGGTCATAAAATTATAGGTATAGATAATTTTTTCGGTGGTTATAAAGATTTTTTACCTGAGCATGAAAATTTTAAATTTTGTAATCTAAATTTAGAAAAAGATATACAAGGTTTAAAAGATATTTTTGAACTTTATGAACCAGAAGTAGTTTATCATTTTGCAGCTTATGCTGCTGAAGGTCTTTCCCCTTTTATTAGAAATTTTAACTATACTAATAATGTATTAGCTTCTATTAATATAATTAATGAATGTATAAAAAGTAAAAGTAAATTAATTTTTACATCCTCTATGGCAGTTTATGGTAACCAAACCCCACCCTTTACTGAAGACCTACTACAGTCCCCAATTGATCCTTATGGTATAGCAAAATATGCAGTTGAAATGGATATAATTACAGCACATAAACAATTTGACCTTATGTATAATATCGTCCGGCCACATAATGTGTTAGGTATATATCAAAATATTTGGGATAAATATAGAAATGTTATTGGTATCTTTATCAAAAAAGCTTTAAACGGTGAACCTATTTTAATTTACGGAGATGGTGAACAGACAAGAGCTTTTTCAGATATACAATATTATATGGAGCCTTTTGAAAAATTAATATCAGAACATAATGGTGAAATTTTCAATATTGGTGCAGATAAATATTTTACAATTAATGAGGTTGCAAATATTGTACAAGATATTGCAATGAATAAACATCAGTTGCACGTTGAGATTGAATATAAAGAACCAAGACATGAGGTAAAACATGCATATTCTGATCATAAAAAAGCAAAAGAACTTTTAAAATTTGAAGATAAAACAGACCTATATAAATTAATTGATAGTATGTTTACTTGGGCTAAAGAACAGCCTGATAGAGAGACAAAGTTAATGAATTATGAAGTTACTGAGGGTATTTACGAATACTGGAAATAATGAAATATATAAAAAATAATTTTTTAGTAGTTAGCGATTATAATTGGTTACCTGAGAATATAGAAGATTCGTGGGTTGATAAATTAAGTGATAACTATTTAATTTATGATAGATATCATAGATTTGAGCAATCACATAAAATCAAACATCAAAAAAATGTAGGTCAAAACATATATGATATATTTGATTTTATAGTAGAAAATTACAATAATTTACCAGAAAATACTTTATTTTGCAGAGCTTGCATTTACTCACCCAAAGATACAGGTACACCAAGGCTAGATGAGGATGGTAATAGATTATCAAATGGTACATGTACTGAAGAGTTTTTTATGAAGAATTGTAATAATAATACTTTTACAGAACTTCAAGATTTTACAGATGATAGTTGGAGAATAAACGGTACAACTAATAATTACGGTCCAGATAATAGTTATTGTGAAAGAAACGATAGTTGGTATTTACACCATCATAAGCACCCGGGTAAATATTATACATATGTTGAAGAATTTTTAAAAGAAATGTATAAAACACCTAAAAAGGTAAATTGGTTTAGGTTTGCCCCGGGTGGTAGTTATATTATACCCAAATCTTATATGTTAAAACATAGTAAAAAATTCTATGAAGAAATAAGAAGAATTTTAAGTTATGATATAGTTATTGGAGAAGCTCATATGATTGAAAGATGTTTATGGTTAATTTTTAATTGTGACTGGGAAGTTAATGAGAAATACAAGTAATGTTAATGCTTGATAACTGCAAAATATTAGCTATAATTAGATATGAAAAATGAAAAAATTTTTATTACTGGTGGTGCTGGCTACCTAGGTAAAAATTTAATTAAACGGCTATATAAAAATAATGAAATAACTGTTTACTCACGTGATGAAGCTAAACATTATTATATTAAGAAAGAATTTCCTAAAGTTAATTTCGTTGTAGGTGATATAAGAAATAGAGATTTATTACTTAGAAAATCTAGAGACCATACAGTAGGTATTTTTGCTGCATCTTTAAAGCAGATAGAAGCTTGTGATGAAAATTATGAAGAGGCTTCGAAAATTATTATTGATGGGGCATTTAATTCTAGAATAGCTGCTGAAGAAAATAATTTTAAATCTGGTTGTTTTATTTCGACAGATAAGAGTAGAGCAGCTACCACTATATACGGAGCTATGAAGTATGTCGCTGGTGAAGGATTTATAGCAGGTAAATCTAATTGCAAACTAACAACGGCAATTTATGGAAATGTTACCAACTCTACTGGTTCAATCATACCTTTAATTTGGAATTTTATTAAAAATAAAAATAAGTTGCAGTTATATGGTTCTGAAATGACAAGATTTTTATTAGACATTGACGAGGCTATTGATTTAATTTTTAAATCAACCAAGTATAGCAATGTCTGTGTAATACCAATGGCACGTTCATTTAAAATAAAAGATTTATTTCAAATTTATAAAGAAAAATTTGGATTAAAATATGAAATAACTTCTTTAAGAACTGGTGAAAAAATACATGAAATTATGGCTTCAAATGAAGAAAAAAGAAGAATGGAATATATAGAGAAAGATAATTTATACTTATTACACCCGAAAAAGGAATTTAACAATGTAAACTTTGAAGCAACAGAATATTCGTCTAAAGATTATTGCTTAAGTAAACAAGAACTTTATAATTATTTGGAGGAAAGGAATTTTTTTAATGGGTAAAATTCTAATATTAGGTTCAAATGGTATGTTAGGTACATACTTAACAAAATATCTTTCTGTTAATCACGAAGTTATACCATCAACAAGAAACGATTTAGATCTTTCTAAAATTACATTTGAAACTTTAGAAAAATATATCGATGATTTAGGTATTACAAGCAGTGACTATATTCTAAACGCTTCTGGTATTATTAAACAACGAAATTATGATGAAATAGAAATGGTAAAAATTAATAGTTTGTTACCCTATTTTTTATCAGCTATAAAAGAAAAATATAATACTAATATAATACATTTTACAACTGATTGTGTGTATGATGGTGATAGAAGTTTAGATATATTATTAGACGAAAATTGCAACCATACATGTAACGATATATATGGTAAAAGTAAATCACTCGGTGAACCTGAAAATATTACTATTATTAGAACATCTATTATTGGTGAAGAAAAAAATAATAAAAAATCTTTACTTGAGTGGGTTATATCACAGAAAGGTCAAAAGGTGATGGGGTTTAAAAATCATTTATGGAACGGGGTGACTTGTCTTGAATTAAGCAAACAAGTTTTAATAATGATTGAAGATAATATATCTTGGCAAGGTGTACGTCATTTTTATTCACCTGATACGGTTTCAAAATTAGACTTAGTAGAATATATTAATAAAGTATATAAATTAAATTTAATAATTGAAGAAGTTTCAACTGATAATAATTGTTTTAGAAATTTATCTTCAATTTATAAATCACCAATAACGAAAACGATCTATCAACAAATAATAGATCTTAAAAATTTTAATATACATGAATAAAATAAATTTACCAAACGTAACTTTAGTGGCAGTGGCCGGGGTTAGAATTCAAGAGGCTTATAATGCTATCAAACACTCGATGAAAGGTATTACTTTTGGAGAAGTAAAGCTTTTAACTCCGAAAAATGCAGAGACTGAAAATACAGAGGTCCAAATAATTAAGTTAGATAAAGAATTAGATTATGTAGAATATAATCGATTTATCTTATACGATTTAAAAGATTATATTAATACAGAATTTGTATTATTAGTACAGGATGATGGGTATGTAGTTAACCCAACTAGTTGGTTAGATGATTTTTATAATTATGATTATATTGGTGCTATATGGCCAGTACCAGATGATAGCGATAAAATCTCATATAGAGATCCTTTCGGTAATTTAATTAGAGTTGGTAATGGAGGGTTTTCATTCAGAAGTAAAAAGCTTTTAGAGCTACCATCTAAATTAAATTTAGAGTGGAAACAATATTATGGTTATTGGAATGAAGATGGTTTTTTAACTTGCCATAATAGGCATTTATTAGAAAAAGAAGGCATTAAATTTGCTTCTACTGATATAGCTAAATATTTCTCCCATGAGTGTCCAGTTGAAGAAATAAAAGATATTGAAAACCCATTTGGTTTTCATGGTAAGAATTCTAAATATTATGTTAATAACTGAAATATATAACGGGCAGGGGTTAGGCAATCAAATCTGGTGTTATACGGTTACCAGAACATTAGCTAAAGATTTAGGATATAAATTTGGTATACAAAGTCCTAATAAGTTTAAAGGTTTAAATTTATTTCCTAACATTAAAGAGGAGTTAGAAACTATTACAGTTAATGGTGGTTCAGGGCCAGAAGGCGGACCCCCTACATCGTTACCTGAAAATATAAAACATTATTATAAAGAAAAGAACGTATTCCATCCGAAGTATAATTGTTATATAAATCCTATTGATACTAACTTTTTTAGATTGCCAGACAATACAAAAATAGATGGTACTATGCAAGCTGAACAATATATAGATCACCGCAGGGAAGATATTAAAAAATTATTACACGTTAATGAGGATTATTATGAAAGTAAGTACTCAAATAAGGATACATGCATTTTAAATCTAAGAGGTGGTCCAGAGTATATACCACAACATGATCTATTTTTACAAAAAAACTATTGGGACAATGCAATAGAAAAAATGAGGAAGATAAATTCTAATATGAAATTTGTAGTTATTACGGACGATGTAAATACAAGTCAAGAATGGTTTCCAGACTTTGAAGTAAGGCATGAAACATTAGAGTGGGATTATTCAGTTATACATAATGCGTATTATACTATTCTATCTAACACTTCCTTTGCATGGTTTGCTGTTTGGACGAGTTCTAAGAATAAATTTTGTATAGCTCCTAAATATTGGGCAAGGCATAATATTTCTGATGGCTTTTGGTCTCAAGGAGAAGCCTTAACTAAAGATTGGTTGTATCAAGATACTAATAATAATTTTTATGACTACGGTCAATGTAAAGTTGAATATGAAAATTTCAAACATAAATTCTTTGAAGAACATAACATACAACTATGAAAATTTACGATACATTTATATTTTTTAACGAACTCGATTTACTTGATATAAGATTAAAAATCTTAGACAATGTAGTAGACTATTTTATTATTTCAGAATTCAATATAACTCATTCCGGTCTAAAGAAAGAGTATATATTTGAAAAAAATAGAGATTTATTTAAAAAATATTCAGATAAAATAATTTATATTAAGCATGATTTAGAATTTGATGACTTTAATGATGTTAAATTTATTGACAATCCAGAAAATTTTAAAGAAGAAGAAACAAATAAAGTATTAACATTTTTTAAAAATGCAACACATTTTCCTAAAAATGAAAAGAATTGGTGTAGAGATTTCCTACATAGAGAAATGTTACGGGTTGGGTATGGTAAATGTAACGATGAAGATATTATCTTAATGTCAGATATAGATGAAATACCTAACCCAAAGGTAATTGAAAATTTAAATAAATTTTTTAATAAAGATAAAATTTACAGATTGCTCCAAAATATGTACTATTATTATTTTAATGTTTTTAAAGAAAATAATTGGAAAGGTACAACCCTCACTAGTTATGAAACTATTAAAAATGTTTGCTTAAATGATACAAGAAATTTTAAATGGGACAGTTTAGTTGATAACGGTGGTTGGCATTTTAGTTTTATGGGTGGTAAAGAAGCGGTAAAAGAAAAAATTATTAGCTATAGTCATCAAGAAATAAATAGAGACGATATTAAAGATAATCTTGACAATACTGTAGATAATTTGCAAGATATTTTTGGAAGGCAAGGTTCACTAAAAAAGGTAGAAATAGACAATACCTACCCAGAATATATAATTAATAATAAAAATAAGCTTGATAAATTCATTTTATAATTTATAATTAAGTTATGATTATTAAAAATCTTAATTATGACGGTGATTTAATTCATAAACGTTTTGCGTATAATTTCTTTCGAAAGAAAACTTTACCTATTGGAAATATTATAGCCTTTAGAGGTTATATGAATGTAGGTATTGATGGTATGATCGATCAAGAAGATGTACTTCAAAACGATTATATTGCAAGTGACGATGCAATTAGTTTTTGTTGGGAAATTCCTAACTTGGATAAGTTCGGTGCTGTAGCGTATCAGCGACTTTTAAATACACAGATTGCTAATATTCTATCTTCAAAGTATATTAAGAAGCCTATTGAAGTAGACGGTGATGATCTAATGGTACATGATGAGTTCGAAGGTAGTGATGGTAGCCTACAAACCGTTGGTAAATGTAGTGTCAGCATTACTTATTCAAAGGATAATGTAGCTATCGGGCATACTGGTATCAATGTAAATGCTGGGTCGAATGCTCCTAACTTTGCTTATAGTACTAAACTTACCGATGAGCAGGTTGAAGGGTTTATGCAAGATATTATTGATTTATTTTATGCGATGAATGATGATATGTTTATTGCAACTACTAAGATTAATCTGTGACAATATTTCAATATATAAATAGCTTACTGTTTAGTAAGAAAAAGATAGATATGAACTGTGATGATGAATCGCAGTTTAATCTATTTATGGTTAATAGATGGACTAGTATGTATTCAAAAGAGTTAAATGAATACATAAATGAAACTACTAATAAGTATTGGAATCTATTTGATGATAAGTTGTCTCAATATAACTACATCTATTCTATATTGCCTAGATTGAAATTTAAAAGATTAAACTATCTTAAAAAGATAAAGAAGGAAAAAAAGAGTAAAGAAGAAAAACAATTGATACCTGAATTTTACAGTCAAAGAGAATATAAACATCTTGTTGAATTAGAAAATTTTACATGTAAATAAACATAATGAGTGATATAATTGACGACCAGTTTAACACAGTTTGTAGAGTACCAGGTGATATTAATGAACACTTACCAATTATAGCCAAGTATGCTTCAGAATGTGATACTATTGTCGAAATGGGTGTTAGATTTATTTGTTCTACATGGGCGTTTCTCAAAGGCAATCCCAAAAAGCTTACATCTATAGATATTGTATCACCCCCGGAAAATAGTTTAAATCTTGTTAGACAAGCTTGTATGTTGGATAATATAGATTTTTCCTTTATTAAGTCTTGTACATTAGATATTGAAATAGACGAATGCGATCTACTGTTTATTGACACCTTACATACATATGAACATCTGGTACAAGAATTAAAATTACATGGTAATAAAGCTACAAAATACTTAATGTTCCATGATACCGAGGTATGTGGTGAGTATAGCGAAAATAATGGTAAGTATTGGAAGCCTGGCTTATTAGCCGCAATTGATGAATTTATAGAAGAAAACCCACACTGGATAAAAAAGAAATTTTATACCAATAATAACGGTCTTGGTATACTAGAAAGGGTAAAATAATTATGGCACAAGCAAATATAGACGTACTCGCAACAAAAAGAAATTTAATAGACTTAGTCGACTCTCATAACAATACACTTGATGGTATTATTGATCAAGATTACGAACTTGGTTTTTTATTCGATGATATTATTTTAGTAGAATATATAGACGAAATATCCGATGGTCAAGGTGATGCTGTTATGAGAGGTGGTGTTTACATCCCAACTAATGCAGTTCAAAGAGCATGGAGAAAAGGTAAAGTTATTTTAGCAGGACCTGAATGTAAATATACAAAAAAAGATGATGTAGTTATATTTCCGAATAACCTAGGGGTTGGTATTGGAAATGCTGATGTTTCAGGTTACGGTAAACTTAAAAAAGGTATATTTTTAAACGAAAATCGGCTATTTGGTATAGCTAAACATAAAAATGAAACAGCAAATAAACCAAATAAAAAAGAAGTTAGTAAAGTAAAAACCCGTTTGAAAGCAATTGCTAAAAGCGAAGCAGAAAAAGCAAAAAAGGAAAATGAAAGTAAGTCTACCGAGTCTTAAAAATACTTTACAGGGTAATGTCTGTGAAATAATTTTTGTGAAACGAAGACCTAAACCCGGTGATAGTTCTCAAAGAAGAATGCTATGTACTCTAGATGAGAGTTTACTTAATAGTGTCAATGGTAGAACGACATTAAATTATAAACCACCATCTAGTAACCCAAAATATAATCCTGGTAGTAAAAATTTATTACCTGTATGGGACATTATGATGCAAGGTTGGAGAATGGTAAGTATGGAAAATTGTGAAGTAATAAATACTATACCTGAAAACGAATTTTTTCAGTATTTTAATGAAAAAATATATCCAATGTCTGCGGATGAAAAGAGAGGTTATATGGGTACATGAAGTTTGAAAAACTAGAAAAAGACCTAACTAATTTATTACTTAGAAATATAGTAATCTATATTAATCCGGTAAAGCCTTTAAAACGTGGCAAGTTAATTTTATTTAAAGTAAAAGATTTTTATTTTAGTTTATCCTTGGAAAATGAAAAGGGTGATATAAAACAATATGAAATCCCCTTTCCTTTTAATTCTGAAGTAGGTCATATGCATCTTAAATTTGATTATAGAATAGAGGAATTTGCCAAAAATAATGAGTTTGTTCATTTTAAAACCAAAGTCTTAAACTTTGAAAAGAAAAGTAAGTTATACAATAACATAGTTGTTTTATCGGCAGTCTGATATTATAATTGTTATATGCTGAGTAAATACCTTAATAAATTTCCTGACGGTTATAATCCGAGTACGCAGCAGATCAATATAATTAAAAAGATTGAGCATGCATTTAATAAAGGTCATAAATTTGTAATTTGTAGTGCACCTACCGGGAGCGGTAAGAGTTTTATATCAAAGACCCTTGCTAATGTATCGAACGAATCTACAGATTCATTTAAAGAATTAATTGATAGTTACGATGCGTTTAAAATGGATAACGTTGGTAATTATATTAATGAGCCTGAGTGTTTAGATGAGCCAGCTAGCGGTGCATTCGCATTAACTATAACTAAATCATTACAAGATCAGTATTATGAATTGTTTGATGATAGTATGGTAATGAAAGGTAAGAGTAATTACACTAGTACTATAAACCCTGATATTGATGTTGAAATGGAGACATCTGTAATGCCTCGTAAGGTATTAGATGAACATAGAAAAGCTCATAAGTGTAATTACCATAATGCTCGTAATAGAGGATTAGTCGATAAGTTTGGGGTATTAAATTATAAGATGTTTTTAGCCTTACCCGGGCATATAAAACGTAAAAACTTTATTATATGTGATGAGGCATCTGAACTTGAAGATGAGATAGTAAAACAATATTCAGTCTTTATTGACCCTGACCGTTTAAAGTTATTAGGGGTAAGTGTACCAAGTTTATATTCCGAAAAACAAGATGCTATATATAAATGGATATGTTCATGTATCCTAGAAGTTAGTGAGTATATAAATACATTAACTAATAAAAGTAATAATAAAAATATACAGCTTAGTAATAGTGAAAATATTAAGCTAAGTTATTTAAAAAATCTCCATAGAAGTTTAAACTTAATAACTGAAACGTGGGAAGAGTGTGAGTATGTTGTACAGCGAGATGGTAAGACTGCTAGAGTAATGCCGTTAAAGGTGGATGTTTTATCAAAATATATTTTTAAGTACGCTGATAACGTACTGTTAATGTCTGCTACTATTATTGATCATAAACATTTTGCTAAGAGCTTAGGTATAAAGGAGTACGAATATGTAGAATCAGATAGTACTTTCGATCCTCAAAAAGCTCCTATCTATATTAATACTAAGCAAAAGATTAATCATTATAATTTAAAGAAAACATTACCTAAGATTGTAAAGCAGATAGAAGAGATATGTAAGCAACATGAATTCGAAAAAGGTATTATACATACCCATACTGGGTTTATAGCTTCATACTTACAGAATAATTTAAAGAGTAGACGCTTTTTATGTAGAGATAAAGAAACGAGGAATGAAGAACTATTAAGACAGCATTCGAATAGTAAAGAACCAACTGTATTAGTAAGTCCATCATTAGGTTTAGGTATTGATTTAAAAGATGACTTAGCTAGATTTCAAATAGTAATTAAAGCTCCGTACTTACCACTTGGTGATAATAGAATTAAGAAGTTATTTGAATTAGATAAGGCATGGTATTCAAATAAGATGTTAAGTAATGTTGTACAGCAATGTGGTAGAGGTATACGAAGTAAGCAAGATCATTGTAAGACTTATATTTTAGATGCAGGTGTATATGAAGCCATTATTCGGAATAAGAACAAATTGCCTAAATACTTTATAGAAAGATTTGTATAGTGCAGACATTTAAAGCATACGTTATTGAAGAAGGTAAATTTAGTAAAGCATTAGCAACTGGTGCATTTGCAGCAGCAGGGTTAATGGCTAGCCAAGCCGACGCATCAATCTTTAATAATAATCCTGGAAATATTCGTACCTCACCTACAAATTGGAATGGTGAGGTAACTGAACCTGGTGAAGAATTTGAGAGATTTAGCGATATGCATATGGGGGTTAGAGCTTCTGCTAGGATTTTAAGAACATATGGTAGAAAATATGGTATAGATACTATTAATAAAATTATTGATAGATATGCTCCTCCAGAAGATAATAATCCAAATAACGCCAACTATGCAAAACATGTTTCAAACGGATCAGGGTTTGATGTTGATGAAAAAATTGATCTAAATGACCCACAGGTGTTAATAAAATTAATGAGACCAATTTTCCAATTTGAAAATGGTCAAAAAGAAGCTGCTAAGATTTCAGACGCTGATATTCAAAAAGGTGTTAAGATGGCTTTTTAGTCTTCTTCTTACGCTTAGGTAACGCAAATTTTAAAGTATGCTGTTTACCACCAGGCATGCCTTTAAATCCAGAAATAGCTTTAGTACTATGTGGATCGTTTAATTGTGGGTTAACGGTACCATATTTACCCTTAGACCTTTTGGTAGGTCTTTTAGTATCGGTTGGAGCTTTAAAATCTTCTAATATATTTTTAACTAAAGCGTTGAATTTCATATATTTATATTTATAATAAGATATGGTTAAATCCTTAAAGGTTAAGTGTATAGTTACAAACAAAGAAAGTTTATTTTCTGGTGGCTATTTAAGAAAGAAAATAAAAGAATATAAAGATATAGAAACATTACAAAAACTCTACATAAGTAGAGATGTAAAAACTCTGTTTAAACGAGGTTACGGTGTAATGGAAATTAGAAATATCTTAAATATATCAGATGATATTGAAATTCCAGATGAAACTATTGTCAACCAACTAGAAGATAGGTTTAAAACGAGTAGTTTAAAAATACCAACGATAAATGAAAATTTATCTTCATTTACTTATAATAAATCCGATCCTGAAGTTGAATCCTTTATAAATAAATATATAATTAAGATATGAATTTAGTACCAAGAATAGAAGGAAGTAAACTTATCATTTTCAATGCTGAAAACGGTTCAATACAACATACAGCCGAACTACCAGGTTCTTGTACCTATAGTGGACCGGTCGTAACAGGTGATACTGCTACAGTTACTATACACCCGAAGAACGGTGGTAAAGATAAAATTAGAGTATACAGTCTAAAAGGGGCAACTTTAAAAAGAGAAATAAATCTATAATGATAGATGTATCTTTAGTAGACGCCCCGGTAGAGGGGGAAGAGTTTTCGTATAAGACTCCTTTAGAACCGTCAATATTCTTAGGTTTTATTATAAAGAATGAATATGATAACAAACGGTTAGAAATAAACGAAAAGTATAATCCAAAGAAATTCTTTCGGTTATATAAAGCCAAAGGTAAAAGCAGTATGTTACCATTATATGGAATTTGTTTAAAACCTAATGACCTCGGCGATAATATCATTAAGATAATAGGTGATCAAGAAAAATCGTATGATATAAATTTAGTTGTTTATCAAAATTTATTAAGTGAATTCGAGCTTACATGTAATGATTGTTATGCTTACTTTAAAAGTGGTATATACCCTATAGATTTTAAGAAATTTAGAGATTTAACAGATGATAAAATATCGAAAGATAAAAAAATATTACAACATATGCTCAATATAGATGAAAGTAAGTTTGACTTTCAAAAATTTGGTTCTATTATAGCGTTGATAATAACATAATAATTTAAATAATGAATATGAATATTGTAAAGAGAACTGGAGAAACCGTACCATTCGATGTTGAAAGAATACATAGGGTCGTAGGTTGGGCAGTTAATGACATCAAAGGGGTAACAGCTTCTGATATTGAAATTAATGCTAAACTTCAGATGAAAGAAGGTATAACAACGCGAGAGATACATAATGTGTTAATTGATTCTGCTGTTAATCTAATATCACTACAATCACCTAATTATCAATATGTTGCATCAAGATTATTATCTTACCAGTTACGTAAAGATGTATGGGGTGGTAAGAATCCCCCTAAGTTAGTCGACTTTGTTAATAAAAACGTGCATGAAAATGATGTGTACGATGAAGATATTTTAATGCTATATACCGATAAAGAAATTAATAAACTTGATGAGTATGTAGATCACTCTAGAGATAATAATTTTACTTATGCAGGTATTCGTCAGTTATGTGATAAGTATCTAATTCAGGATAGATCTGAAACTAAGATATACGAAACGCCTCAGTTTGCGTATATGATCATAGCTATGGTATGTTTTGGTCAATATGAAGGACCTGCTCGTATCTCTTATGTTAAGAAAGCTTATGATTATTTTTCTAAGTTTAAGATTAATTTACCAACCCCTTTAATGGCCGGGGTACGAAGTAAAGTTAGACAATATGCATCATGCTGCTTGATTGATATAGATGATACATTACCTTCTATCTTTTCTTCATCTACAGCCGCTGGGTATGCTACAGGCTCTCGTT